ACCAGTGCTTGGATTAGCTTGAATATCCTGTGCTTCAGCTAGTGGTTTGATGTTCATTGTAGTTTCCTTTTTGACTATTTATCAGCAGTTCCATGCTCTAAGGGACTTATTGATCCTGGAATCTGGATCCGAAGCAGTCTTCTTAGAAGTCAACTTCTTTTTCATTCCTTTCATTCTCGCACAAAAACTCTTTCTACGAGGGTTCCCAACTTTTTTTGAAGGTCTCTTAAGATCGCTTCCTGGGTTCTCGCGCTCATACGACTTCCTTCCCTTCTCATTGAGTCCACCCTCTTTGTTCTTTCCAGCTTTTCTGGTCCATGCTGCTGCTTCATTAGTAACTTCTTCCTTTTTCACACAGTTGTTGTAGGTTTTACCAAACATTTTCTTGGTGCCCTTCTTTTCATAGCCTTTCCAACATTTCTGTCCTTCGGTTTGAAGTTCTTCGGGTACACAATTAGGAACCATTTTACCACCCTTTTTCTTCATTCCAACTTGTTTGTAACCAACCCAACATGGTCCTCTCTTTTCAGAGATTTGTCTGAAGTCACTGAAAGACATACCTTCTTTCTTAGTTTTGTTACCCCAGTTCTTTGCACCTTTCTTACGACACTTAACTAGAGCACCAGATGCATATGCAGAAGGCCATACATCATAACGTGCTTTTACCTTATGGTAACAAGCATCTTTCTTTTCCAACATCATCTCTTCTTGTGTCACGTTTTTGGCCCTCCCCTTTCTGTTTGGATTTGGATCTTCTTTACGTTTTTTAGCAGCTCTTTTATTTCTTTCGTCTTTACTCATCGATGCACGATCATCTGCATCGCGACAATATGGTTTTGTTTTCTGTCCTGGTTGTTTAGCACATGGTTTACCATCGTACTTACCACCTGTTTGAACCCATCCACCACCTTTAAACCAATCGCGGAGGGAATACCCTTTTGATTTGGCACCTTTGCCGTCTCGTTTTCCCTCTGCGATCTTTTTCTTCTCAGGTAGTCCTTTGTGTTTTGTGGATGCGAAATCCTTCACGTCGGACTTGGACATGGAGGTTGCAACTTTGGCAACCTCAGGCGAGGACGCTTGCCCTGTTTTCTGAGCTTTTCTAACAAGTCCCATGAACCTTTGTTGTTTTCTGGAGACTGCTTTTTCTTGGATTCCATTATGTACCTCCTGATGATTATTCTCCACCACCGTCACCTCCATCAGATGTGATACCTGCTTCTTCTGCAGCTGCGGCTCTTTCACCTTCACCTACATTATCAACAGTGTATTTGTCCCACATCGCTCCACCATAACCACATACGGAACGTTTTTCACGCTTCTCACAGAGACGACAGTATTTTTCTTCTCCACCGTCTTTACATTTTGCTTCCATCCAGAGATCAAAATCAGTCTGAACTTCTGCTTTTAACTTACCCCAAGTACTAAGGTTCATTGTTCTTGTTATTTCTTCAGCTCTATTTATCAGATGCTTGTTGTTTAAGCATCTTCTGTAATTCTGATGTCGATCCGAAGAACACTGCGTTATTAACTGTAGAAGGACCCTTCTGAACTTTTTCTTCTTCGATGTCCTTAAGTTTCTTCTGATTATCTAATAATTTCTCTGTAATGTCTGCAACGTGTTTAATCAGGTTACCAGCGACTTCATACGCTCTTGGGTGATCGCTACTTTGAGCAACTTCCAATGCGCCCTGAATCGCTTCCTGACCCTTCTCAACTAGATTATACAACTGGGCACGACTATACTCATAGTCATCCACCACATCAGTCTCTTTTGCTTTCTTTACTGGTACTTCTTTCTTAGTAGATTCTGGAACAATCTCAGCATCTACATTAAATGTTTCGTTTAATTTATCAAAAGGATCTGACATGATTAGAAGTTGGTAAAGGATTCATTGAAACCGAAATCATCATCTGGTTCGATTAGTACATGATCGGCATCATTGATGACAGAGAACTTGTGATCTCCACCAGTACCCTGACTTGTAATATCAATTGCAAATCCTTGTCTTGCATATGACTTGGATTTTGCTACTCGGAAACTAGTGTCGTCAATTTTAATGATGTAGTAATTTTGTTTATCAGTCAATCCTCCAACAGCAGTACCAGAGGGATCTGAATTGTAAGTAACTTTATCTCCAGTGACAAAACCATGTCCACCCAGTGTAATTGTATTACTAGCAACACTGAATGCAGAGAAAGGAATTGAGGATCCATCTCTGTTTTGGTCTACCTTTGCAGCAGGTGTTGCACTGTATCTGACATATCTCGATCCAGTTTCCATAGCAGCACTGATATCGACGTTGACCTTTCTGATAACGTCTGCAGTTGTAACAGGACCGTAGAGATATGTTTTCGCAGTAAAACTCAACGTGTGAATCAGAGTTCTTCTAGTAAGAAAATCTGCTTCATAATCGTCTTGAATGCCAACACTATTCAATACAATTGGAATATCTTTCTTTTCACTCATCTTAGAGATGAGATTGATTGTAATATTAAATACTGGTTGAAAATATGGAAGAATCTGTTCTAAGATTTGAACAGAATCCTCATTATTTTTGCTAAGGATGTTCAGTTCAAATTCAATATTATATGGTACTGGAGAATATGTAGAATAAGTCTGTTTTGTGTCTCCGTCTTTTCTTTCTCTACAGAGTTGAACAGGACCAAGCTTTCTAGAAGAATCATACTGAATACCTTTCATCTCGAAAGACATTCTAGGTAAAGTAATCTGAGTCTCTGCACGACCATCGAGATCTGGTTCTGCTTCAATACGAGCAAGAAACTTCTCTCTAGGTCCATAATTTAGAGGAACTTTAGTTGTTTGAACTACGTTACCAGCACTATCTGTTCTCTGTAACTCGACATTGTTGAACAGAGTACCAAAACCAATAATGGTTTTTCTGATAATTTCGTGATAAAAATGTGTACCTAACATCAGAAGACTCCTTTATTGCCAAATTCACCAAACGGATTAGATTCTGTCCAATCAAGAAGATTGTCTCCTTGATCTTCAAAATACTGATTCTCCGAGGCGGTTAAGGCATTTTCAATTTCTATAGAACTAAAGCTATCTATTACAGTTTCAGCTTCACTAGTTTCACCGATCAATGTATCATCGTCCGAGAATTTACCAACAATATCAATCAATTCTAGTTCTTTATTGGTGACATCATATCGTGCAACTTTACCTTTTGGTTCACTTGGAGATGGTGCAATAATAATTCTGGGAGCGGTGGAATATCCAACACCAGCATTTTGAATGGTAATTGCACTTACAGTTCCATTAATAATTGAAGCAGTTGCAGTTGCTTGAGTTTTGGTAGGTTCTGCAATAGTTACAGTTGGTGCTGTAGTATAACCAGATCCACCATCTGTAATGGTAATTGAAGAAACAACACCATTGTTCAATACCGCAGTACCAGTTGCAGTTGTACCAGAATCTGGTGCAGAGAACGTAACTGCGGGAACAGCACTATATGCAGTACCACCTGCAGTAATTGCAACAGATGTTACTGCGTCTGATGTGAGGACTGATGTACCCGTTGCTTGAGTTGCATCTGGTTTTCCAATCTTAACGTATGGTGCAGTCGTATATCCAGTACCAGCTCTTCTAATTGTAAACGTATTTTCTATTGCAAATCCAGCTGTAACACCATCGGAAGTAGCATCTGCAGTAAACTTGGTTCCATGCACATTTTCACCAAACTTAAATGTACCACCTGCGGTTAGAACCGCTTCTGCAGTCGCATTTGTTCCAGTACCATTAATAGTAACTGTAGGTGCAGTAGTTGTATAACCTTGACCTGGATTTGAAATTACAACTGCAGAGACTGATCCATTAGTAATAGTTGGAGCAATTGTTGTTGGTGGAACAGCACCAGTAACTGCACCCAAAGTTACAGTGGTATTTCCACCATATCCAGAACCACCGTTGGTGATATTAATATACTTGATACCACGAACCCACTTGTGAACAATAGAATATGCAACTTCTGCGGCAATCTTATCGATTTCTTCGACACCAGTCTCAAGTCTTTCATCAGCAAACTCCATGAGTTCACATGTGATAGTAAAGATAGGAACGTCACCTAAAGGTCTCAGGGGTGTTTCGTTCTCTACAAATTTAATTTGGAATAACTGTTGTGTAAGGGGGAAGTAAATTGCATCACCTTCATTCGGTCTTTCTGTCGTCACCAAATTATTAGATTTTGCTTGTACTAAATCTTCCCATCTACGTCTAGAAACTACGAAAGTTGCCTCTTCAGAAATCCTGACACCAAACTTGGAGAGGAGAGTACCATCTCCCTGGAAACCATCATAGTTTTGTAAATACATTTCGATGAGATAATTCTCATCAAACTTAGAAAGAACGTCTTCCCTGAAGAGTCTATCTGTTGTTACCATCTCTCTAGGTAGGTAATAAACATCCTGACCATAGATCTTTACTGACTCAATGATTAGATCTTCATAGAGTAGTTGTTCTGTTCGAGTCCCTTGCGAGAAAAATACGTTCTTAGCCATATCATCCTACGAAATCTAGAGGTGGTAATTCGTATGTACTGGACATCTTCTCTTCCAGTGCCTGTAACTCACTGACAGCATCATCATAAATCTGTCTACCATTGAACTCCACGCCACCAGGCATTTTAATTCCCTGGAACTTAATTAGATTCTGTCCCCACTGTCTCTTAATTAGAGATGTGAGATATTTTTTGACAAAAATTTCATTATAGACTTTAGTGAATGCAGCAGGATCTAATGCCCTATAACAATCAATAACAATATAGTCATTTTCTTGGGCAAGATCCCAATCGATGTCTAAGTAAAGTCTATTCTGTACCTTATTGTATCTAATATCTTTATTACCTTCAATCAGGAAATCCAGTGTTTCCAAATACTGTAATGTGATTTCCATGTTAAGGATATCATATGCATAAAAGTTATAGAAATCATTCAAGAAGAATTGATATCTAAAACCAAACATGTTATTGACCATTGTATTAGAGATCTTTTTGATCCCTTCTACGCCAAGAACATGATCGGGTAGAGTTAAATATCCTCTACCCTCTTCAAATTCTAAAGTTCTGGAAGTACCAGATGCACCAGAGTTTGTATCTGTTGCAGTAGTGGTTACGTTTCTTCCAGCGTTTCCACTGCCCCCGCCACCATTTGTGATGTCTTCTGCAGTTAGTTTGTACTTAAGGTACATTCTCTCTGCACCATTATATGTCCTCTCATTAAACAACTGAAGGGTATCGTCAATGAGATCATCAACTTGATCATCGTCAACGTTGATCTCAATGACAGGTTTACCCAGCTGCCTCAAGCAGTATTCTTTTAATGTGGATCTACTACTTGGTTTTGCCATTATTCTTCCGTGGTGTAAGAATCTTCTTCAGATGTTTCAGGTTTAGGTTGTAAATCTTGTAAGAGTTTATTAAGATACATGATCTTAGACTCGTACATCAGATTTTGTTGTGTCAATTGATTAATTTTGTTGCTCATGACTTGCATGAGCGCATTCGCTTCATCAGGACTCATAATTACTCCAATTTATCAGTATGTACCGCCGTCAAATGTGGTTGTCCAGACTGGAACACCTTGATCGGTGACAGTCAGTAGTTGGTAAGAAGTGTCTTGGTCCGCAGAACCAGCGGCAACAGTTCTTGTAATTCTGTTGTACTGGTCAAAGAATGCAACACCATTCTGAATACCATCATCAAGTTTGACGGTCTTGAACCATGCAGCACCTCTGGTTCCAGTGAACACATTAGCGTTGTTGGTTGCCTGAGGAATATAGGTGAAATACTTCTCAGTTTCTGTAGTTGTGGTTTCGTCATAACCGAAGAAACCTAGTCTGGAAGTGGTTCCGTCAAGATACTTGAACTGAATACCACGGTCCATGTTATCATCAGACGCTTGACTGATGGTAACTTTTGCTTCAGCACTGATTCCAGCAGTTGTACCTGCGGAAAGAGTGATTGTTGTAGTGTTGAATACCTTAGTATTTACCTTAGTAATGGAAGCAAGTTGAGCACCAGCTGGAGTACCAGTATTAACACTAGAAAGTGAATTACCATTGTAGAAATCATCACCGCGAGTAGAGATGTTCGAGGCGAGGTCGATGGTTACTTCAGATGCAGTCTGAGAAACGAAAGTACCGATCTCAGCGAAAGAAGTACCATCATAGAAGTACAGAGTTGCACCAGCAGAAGGAGCAGAACCGAAGTTCTGAGAAACGTGGAACGAAATTCTAACGTTAGAAATCGTTGTGTTGTTTGCAATACCAGTACCCGTGATCGATGCACCTTCAACAATCGAAGAAGGATTGTCAATCAAGAGAGTTGTAGCACCAGAAGATGCTGCAGTGGTTACAGTCTTTTCAGAAACTGTATCACCAATCGTGAAGACTGGATCGTTAACAGACATCTCAGTCGAGTTAACGGTTGTAGTTGTACCAGCAACTTGGAGGTTACCACGGATGATAACGTTACCACCTGCATCACCAGCATCAGGGTATGGATCAAGAACCAGATCCTGTGCGTTGTTGTTATCTGTAGAAATCTCGTTACCTTGGATGCGGATATGACCCAGATCCAACATGGTACTTGCAGTACCAAGATTTACAGTAGTAGCAGCACCAAATGCATTGACTGTAGTTGCATTAGTGTTTAATAGGTTGAAATCTGTCTGATTAGTTGTGATGTCTCCACCATCAACATTCAGATCAAGATCAACATCAAGGTTATTGTTAATACTTGTAGTACCAGTTGCAGCACCGATATCAATTGCAGTCGCAGCACCGAAAGCATTGACGGTGGTTGCAGTTGTATTGTAGAGATTTTGAGTTGCCTGTGTACCAACAACAGTCGGATTACCGATCGTCATCGTACCAGTGTTTGCACCCATTGCTAGGGTAGTTGCTGCACCGAAGGCGTTAACTGTAGTAGCAGTAGTATTAAAGACGTTCTGTGTGGTTTCAGTACCATCAACGGTGTCGTTACCGAAAGTAGTTGCACCAGCACCAGATGCACCGATGTTGATATCAGTACCAGCACCAAATGCATTTACTGTAGTAGCAGTTGCATTGAATACATTCTGAGTTGTTTCAGTACCAACTAAGGTTGCAGAACCTAAAGTTGTGGTATGAGCACCAGATGCACCAATATTGATTGAAGTAGCTGTACCAAACGCATTAATTGTAGTTGCGTTTGTGTTCAACAAATTGAACGATGTTTGGTTGGTAGTAAGATCACCACCATCGATATTTACATCACCATCAAAATCAATGTTACCAGAAGCATTCAGTGTTCCAGTAATCTGGACATTAACACTACTATAGTTCCAATTTGCGCCTGTTACGACAACTTCGTTATTACCATCCTCATCATATTCAATCTTTGCATCCTTGTCGGAACCAAAAGAAAGGAATGTGTCGTCAACAATGTTGATTTCACCAGAACCAGCTGGATCAAAGATGATATCACCATTCGCGTTAGTCGAAGAAATGGTGTTTGCATCAAAAGTAAGGTTATCGACATTCAGGATGTCAATTTTTGAATCTTGGTCAACGACCAATGCAGAGTTTGCAGTCAAAGTACCATGTTGGTGGTCCAACATGTCAGTGAAGTACTTACCACCGATTACATCGATGTTTGCGGCATGACCGCTTGCGTCCTCGGTGCCTTGACCGACGAACAATTTACCGCCAGCAACAACGGAAGAACCGCCACCAGCTTGTACCTTATCAGGATATGTACCTGCACCATAACTGTATGCGGGTTCACCATTTCTCAGGTTTCCTGGTGTTGCTGTTGGAGAGGTACTAGACCTCTTTAGCTTTAAAAACGTGCTCATTGTTGTATCCTAGTAGAAAGAATTAATAGAATCCTGCGTTGATCGTAAGACCGTCATTTTCAAGAATGTTTCTCGCTACCCAAGTCTGAGTTGCAAGATCATACTGCAATACAGCACCATCACCAGCACTTCCTAGGTTGACATCCGTCAGAGACGATAGTCTACCTGCAGAACCACCAGAGGCGGCAACAGTAATCACTTTTGGTGTGTTTGAAACGGTGACCTTTGTATTCATGTTGTTACTCCTGGATTAACAGTAACGACGCCCTCGATCACTCTCGTTTTAGTTCCTCCTGCGGAGGTTACAACAACATCGTAGAGATACCTTCCGGCTTCTAAAGTTGCTGTTGTGGACGCAAGCAGTGTAAGTACCACTGTTCCGGCTTGAGTGCCAGAAACTGT